GGCCAAGCCCTTATTCCCGTTCCAATATTAGGTGCTGTTCTTGGGGCTGCTATTGGTGGTGGTGGCGGAAAAGCCATTGAGGAAGGTATAGAAAGCTTCCAAGGCGTTCAGGCTCAAGAGGGCATGGATATAGCAAAGGATATTGGCAAAGAGGCTTTAATAGCTGGTGCTGGTGAAGGAATATTTGGATTAGCTGGCAAGGCATACAGGGTATTTAGAGGCACTAACCGTGTTGGTAAGGGAGTGCCTCAAGAAAGAATAGATGATATAGTAGCCGCTGATGCAAGGGGATACAAACCTTCAGCATCTGCTTTGAACGTCCCGTCATTGGTAGCTCGTCAGCAAGCTGTTTCTGAAAAAGTTCTTGGTACTTCAAAACGTTTAAGAGACAACCACGAAAACATTATGCGTGACTTAGCTCGCTACCGTGAAGGTCTAGCAGAGCCAAGCGTTGAGGGTACTTCTTCAGCTTTAGGACAAGCGGCTAGCAAGGGTAAAAAGACTCTAAAGGCAAAAGTTTCTCTTACAGAAGACGCACTCTTGAAGCATATGGATGACATAGCCGTTCAACTAGGCAAAGCTTCAGATCAAGATTTGGCTATAGACGCTGATATGTTTAAGATATTCGAAGATTCTTATAGGGCGTTTGACGGTCAGGTTGATGAAGCATTCGAAAGAATAAGCACAGCTATGGATGATGCTGTGGGTAATTCTAGTCTGTTTAAAACCAAGGGAATGGTTGACGATGCAAAGCTAGAAATCAAAAAGTATGTAGCTGCTCAATCAGGAACTAATGATGCTGCGGCTAGAGACGCTTTACAAAACATTATAAATCTTGGTGATGAAGCTTCTTTCGCTCAACTATACGTTGCAAGAAAAAGTCTGAGACAGGCAGAATATAGTCGAATAACTTCAGATACAGTAGAAGGTGTTGTCGAAAAGTTCATGCCTATGATCGACAATCAACTGAATATTAAAAATGTAGAGAAAATACTTGGAACTAGAGGACTTACTAGGGCAGGTAAGACCCTGACTAAAGGTCAAAGAGATGTTTTGAAGGGCGCTTCAAGGGACTTGGATAAAGCTAGAGGAATGTACAAAAAAGGCAACCAAAGCTTTGAGGCTGTTAGGAGCGCCGTAAACAAGAAAGATTTGATTAACAAGATAAAGAATGACGCTCCCTTCAACGAGTCAGGGATGGCTAATAGTTTCATTCGACCAAACAACCCCAAGTTACTTTCTGACGCTGAGAAAGTTGTTAATAAGTTTAAAGGTCCAAACGCCTTTGCGCCTATGAAAGAAAGAATGGCTTCTGAGTGGCTAAGAGGGGCTTTAAAGGGTTCTTTGGACTCAAATAATGGAAAGTGGTCAGGCGCTAAGTTTAAGAAGAAAGTTGATGATCTTGGCTCCACAGCGAATGCGTTGTTTGGAAGTAAATCAGGCGAAATAAAGAGACTGGTTGATCAAATGGACGCCCTTTCTTTAAGGAATGTAGACGAAAGCGTTATAGCTAAGTTTGCGAATGCAGGCGCTGATGATGCTGCTGTAGGCTTGCTTAGAAACTTATCTGATGAACTAAACCAACTTTCAGTGTTTACACAAAACCAAGTTATGAAAAAACTATCGAAGGGTCAGTTGACTCCAACTGAGGCCGCTGAATATTTGGCTAGTGGCTCAGTTCGCGCTGAAGACGTAAAGGCTTTGAAATCTTACTTCGCCAACAGCGTTGATGATATGAACGCAATACGAAGCTATTACATGGAAAGCTTGGTGGGAGATTTTGAAAAAACATTTCTTACTGACAAAACTCAATTCATAAAACTTGGAAGCAAGTTCTCTAAAGATAAAGCTAAAATCAAAGAAATATTTGGCGATGAAATGAGCAAAGATATGCTAGAGTTTGGTCGCATTATGAAACTGTTGGGCGAATCAGCGCCGGGGGGTGATTTGGTTGCAGCAAATATAGCAGCTAGTCCTTTAGAGAATTTAGGGACAATCGCTAAATTAAGTGTTATTGGTTCAATGTTTTCTAGCGGACCTTTTTACAAATCTTTTTTAAAGAAGTTTAAGGACGCGTCTAAAGGTACGGACACCAAAACAAAGGGTCAAATAGCTGGTGAGCTTATATCTGAAGCCATACAAAGTAGTATGAAGCAAGGAATTGTTCAAACTGCTGATGAGTCTATTACAAGTGCTGCTAATCAAGGTCAGGCATTGATCCAATCAAGAATGCAACCGAAACGTAGCATGACACCTGTGCCTCAAGTAACGCCCCCTTTAAGCCAGTTGCCTCCTGTTCAAACTCAACAATCAAACATTAGGGATCGCGCAAGGGAAAACCCAGCAGTGGCAGCGTCACTACTAGGTGGCCTTGGAAACGCTGGGCTTCTCTAGTCTTCGATAACAGAGCTAAGTCCGCCAGAATAAACTTTTTTTGGCCGACTTGCTGAGAAACCTTGACCGCTATATTCAGCGTCCACAAGCAACGAAAGCTGCTGCGAAATGTTCCGGCGTTCTTTGTGAGCTATTTCAACGATCTTGTTGTAGGTGTCTACATTAACACCTATTGACTTGTACTTATTTGGCTTTGGCATTAGAATCGTTCCCATAATGTTATTAAAACAGACATACAATCCCAGACTCAAAAGGTCAAGACCCAAGTACGGTAATAAGAAAACCGTGGTGAACGGGATCAAGTTCGATTCTAAGTGGGAATCCGAACGCTATTTATATATAAAGTCGCTCGAACGCGCAGGGACAGTCAAAGACCTTGAGCTTCAAGTTCGGTTCAATCTTATCGTTAATGATCAGAAGATATGCGCCTATATAGCTGACTTCCGCTACAAGAGAGAAGACAAAGACGGCGTTTGGCATGAAATCGTTGAAGATGCCAAGGGCGTAGAAACACCTGAATTTAAACTAAAAAACAAACTTATGAAGGCCTGTCTCGGCATAGAAATATTTCTTTCTAAAAAAAGTGCTTGACGTATATCCCACAGTATTCCATACATAGGGTTCTAGTAACCTAAAGCGGAAAGGAACCGACATGAATAGTCGTGAACTGTTTGACCGTCGAGAAGAACTCAAGCACGTTATCTCTGAAATGCGTACTGAGCTTAAAGACGTTGAAGAACAAATATCAGATACATTTCTACCAATAGCGAAAGACGTTTTACGCGCTAATGGTAAAGACTTTGGTACTGCCCAGATTGCAGAAGGCAATCACAGGCTCAAAGTCACTGTGGGCAAGAAAGTCACATGGGACCAAGCCAAGCTGCGTGACACGCTGAACAATATGTCGCCAGAAAACGCGCAACACTATGGCAAGCTGACGTTTGCTGTTGAAGAGCGCAATTTCACAGCGGCTCCTCCTGCAATCAAGGAAGAGCTTGAAGATTGCCGCACTGTGTCAGTTGGCGCAGTCAAAGTAGAGGAGATCGAATAATGGCTTTGCAAATCATCACAGCCGATCAGCGCCTTGCTGAAAAGAAAGGCCATAAGATCGTAGTATGTGGTTCAAGCGGTGTGGGTAAAACTACACTCGCTCGTACCCTAAACCCAGCAACCACCCTATTCATGGACTTGGAAGCTGGCGATACGGCAATCGAAGGGCATCCTATCGACGTTGTGCGTCCTCGCACATGGGTAGAATGCCGTGACCTCGCGTGCTTCTTAGGCGGTGCAAACCCATCACTCTCTGAAGACCAGCCATACGGCCAATCACATTACGATTATGTGGCGGCTATGTACGGCGACTCCTCAGACGTATGGAGCAAGTACGATACGCTGTTTGTGGACTCAATCACAGTGGCAGGCCGTTTGTGCTTCCAGTGGTGCTTACAACAGCCTGATACGCGCTCTGAGCGGTCTGGTAAGGTTGATACTCGTGCTGTTTACGGAATGCACGGACGCGAAATGATGTCGTGGCTCACTCACATCCAGCACATCCGCTCAAAGAACGTTATCTTTGTCGGCATCTTGGACGAGATCACTGACGATTATGGTCGCAAGCAATATAATATGCAGATCGAAGGCGCGAAAACTGGTCGAGAATTACCCGGCATTGTTGATGAAGTAATCACAATGGCGGTCTTAACAGGTGATCACGGACAGTATCGTGCCTTTGTATGTCAACCTCTGAACGAATGGGGCTATCCAGCCAAAGACCGTTCTGGAAGACTTGACGTTCTTGAAGAACCTCATCTTGGCAAACTTATTGAAAAGATGAACAATGGATCACCACTAACCGACAATGATCTTACGTTTGTCGATCCTACAACTCAAACTTCTAGCGAAGGAGAAGCATAATGCTTAATTTTAATAATGTACCCGCAGACGAAAATCCAAAGAACCAAGAGTTCAGCTTAATCCCTACCGGAACAATCGCTCGCGCTATTGTACTTGTGCAGCAAGGCGACATTGAACTTCCTGAGTTTGGTCAAGGCGCTTGGTTTAAGCGTTCTGCAAGCACATCTGCCAAGTGGATGAACCTTGAGTTCACAATCATTGGTGGCGAGTTTGATCGCCGCAAGTTCTGGCACAGTATCTTTGTCGATGGTGACAAGATTGGCCCCAGCGGTATGCCGCTAGCCAAAGAGATTGGTCTGCGCACGCTCAAGTCGATTGTCGAAAGCGCACGCAACATTGACCCCGCTGATATGACGCCACAAGCCCAGCAAAACCGTAATATCAACGGAATGATGGACTTGAGCACAATGGAAATTTGTGCAAAAATTGGCGTTAAGAAAGGCACGAACGGCTATAAGGACAGTAATCAACTGATGGCCGCGCTCACGCCTAACAGCAGCGAATTTATGCCCCAAGGGAACATTCCAGTGCAGCAAACTCCCGCTGCCTCTTCGTATGCTCCTCCTCAAGCTCCTGCGCAGAATAGCGGTGCAGTACCTTCTTGGGCACAAAAGTAAGCTAGCGGCAGGGCCATTCCGCGCCTGCTAGAACACGGACTGGGGGGCCGTGGCCGCTAATCCCCCCAACTTAACTATTCTAGCAAATAGGTATTATTATGTTACTCAGACCATACCAAGAGGTAGCCGTGTCTGACGCATGTAACGCGTTAGATAAGCACAAAAACACTCTCGTTGTCGCTCCTACGGGTGCAGGCAAAACCATCATGCTCTCTTCTCTTGTTGGCAAACGCTACAAGAAAGGTAAGCGCATACTCGTAATTCAACATCGTGATGAGCTTGTTAAGCAGAACAAAGAGAAGTTCGAGAAGGTTAACCCGTACATCACAACAAGCATCGTAAATGGAACAGTCAAGCACTGGGACGGTGATGCAATCTTCTCAATGATTCAAACAATGTCTCGCGATAGAAACCTACGGGACCGCCCTTTGTTCGACATGGTTGTGGTTGATGAAGGCCACCATGCGGCTGCTGACACCTATGTCAAAGTCATTGACGCTGTTCGCATGGACAACGAAAACGCTGAGATCGTAGGATTTACCGCAACGCCCAACCGTGGCGATGGCAAAGGTTTGCGTAGTGTATTCAATAATTGTGCGCACCAGATTGAATTGGCGACTTTAATCCGAGAAGGATTTCTAGTCCGCCCAAAGTCCTATGTTGTTGACCTTGGCATAAACGATCAACTCGACAGCGTGACCCGCCGTGGCAAAGAATATGACATGGAAGAGGTCGCTGCCATTATGGATCGCCGCGTTATTAACGAACGCATTGTAGAAGAGTGGAAAGAGAAG